CGTTCAAAGCATGACAAGAACTGCATCAGGCATGTCAATGCTTTTAGGTGCAGCTTCACTTAATATTAAAACTGTTATTAAGAACCTCGATGATTTTCTTCTCAAGCCTATGGGTGAGTCTTATTTTCAGTGGAACATGCAATTCTTAGAGACTCAACTAGGCGTTAAAGGTGATTTAGAAGTAAAAGCAACTGGTACTAATAGCCTTATGCAGAAAGAAGTACGAAGCCAAAGACTTACTATGTTCCTTCAAACTGCTCAGAACCCAGCTATTGCACCTTTCATTAAAATGAACAAGCTTATTAGTGAACTAGCTTATAGTCTTGATCTTGATCCTGATGAACTGATCAATGATCCTGAAGAAGCAGCACTCATGGCTCAAATTATAGGAATGCAAAACAATGCTGGAAAAGCAACTAGCCCGGAAACTGGCCCCACTGGTGAACAACAGGGAGCTATGGGAGGCCCTGAAGGAACACCTCAACAACCTCAAGACCTTGGAGCTACAGGTACTGGCGGTGGGAACATCGGAACTGGAGTTGTTCCGCAGTCAGGGGAAAGTGAATTCTCTGGTTAAGCTACTACAGCTTAAGGAAACAGTTCGAGAGTGCATTGAGCGTTCTGAATAAAATAAATAAAGGGGATAGATTATGGAAGAGAATAATGAAGTTGATGGCTATCGAATGCTTTTAGAAAGCTATAAAGAAGAAATGAAAGCTGCTGATAGTCCAGAAAAACAAGCAGCTATTAAAAAGAATTTTGACTTACAAACAAAGAATGTAAGTGACGAAACAAAGATCCAAGTAGCCAAAGAAGGCGCACGTACTAAACGTGCTGAAGGCGGGTCATTGATGGTTCCTCCAGAGATGGAGATGGAAGAAGAAGAAGTTCCTGAAGATACATATCCTAATATCCCTGAAGATGAGATGGAAGAGGCTGTAGAGTCTCAGAAACCAGACGGAGAAATGCAAGAAGATTACATGGGTTCTGTAATTGCAGAATCTTTAGATACTTCTGAACAAGAGTATCTTATGAAAGTTTTGGAAGGTGATGAACAACTTAGTGCTATTTTGGACAAAGTTCTTTTGACCGCTTCCGAATTCTCTGGGGCTGGAGAAGTTGAAGGCCCCGGAACAGGTGTATCAGACTCTATACCCGCCAGACTATCTGACGGTGAGTTTGTTATGACAAAGAAAGCCACTGATCAAATCGGTGCTGATGAGCTTCAAACAATGATGGACGAAGCTGAGAAAGCATATGACGGTGGTTTAATGACACGTAAGGCTAATGGTGGGCTTTTAAGTAAACCTGATAATTTTCAAGATGAAGAAATCAAGAAAACTATGATAGGTGCTAATCGAATGCCCAGCGTAAAGACTTACTAGAAAATATAATTTATACGGCTACCTTGTAGTACAAGCCCCAATTCTTCAGAAGACGTTTTGATTTGGCTACCTTGAAAACCAAGCCCCGTAAAAGGAGAGTAACATGTCTAACCCAGCAATCGAGGAAGAACAATCCAACCCCTACAATGCGAAGAAATCTTGGCATACGCCAGATGCTCCTCACAGAAGTAGCGCCGATAGTTTATACCTCGAAGATTCAGTAAGCGAACAGGCTACCCGAAAGGCCCCTGAAAAAGAGCCAACTGAAACACAAGGAAATTATAAAAAGCGATACGATGATTTAAAGAAACATTATGATAATAAACTTTCTGAGTTTAAGCAAAGAGAACAGCAACTATTAGCTGAGTCACGGGTTCAATCTCAACAAGAATACCGCACCCCTAAGAACACTGAAGATCTTGCAAAGTTTAGAGAGAGTTATCCTGACTTGTATGACACCGTAGAAACTGTTGCTCACATGCGTAGTGAAGAACAGGTTCAAGGCTTACGACAACAGTTATCTTCCATACAACAGCGAGAAGCTGAGATTATGCGAAGAGAAGCTGAGAACTCATTGAAGAGCCGTCATCCTGATTTTGAAGATATTAGGGGTGATGACAACTTCCATGCGTGGGCTAAGGAACAACCTCGTCAAATTCAGGATTGGGTGTACAATAATCCTGATGATGCTTCTTTAGCTTCTAAAGCTATCGATATTTATAAATTAGAAACTGGGAAAGGACAGCGGTCTAAATCTAATAATTCAGCCGCTGACATGGTATCTACAAAAACAACAAGAGTAGATCCCGGCCAGCAAAAGATTTGGACTGAAACAGAAATTGCTAAGATGTCTCTGGATCAGTTTGATAAGCATGAAGATGCAATTCGTCAGGCTATGATAGAAGGCAGAGTAGTAAAATAACTTTATCTTTTATTGGAGTAATACAATATGGCTTTTAACCAATCAGATCAATATTTTGAACAAGCAACAGACACAAACGGTAACTTTGGTAACTCAGTAGCAGGTCAGACTAATTCTTTCTTCCTGCCAAAAGTATATTCCAAGCAGGTACTTAACTTTTTCCGTAAAGCTTCTGTAGTTGAAGCAATCACCAACACTGACTATGCAGGCGAGATTGCTGCTTTCGGTGACAGTGTACGGATCATTAAAGAGCCTGAGATCTCTGTTTATCAGTATGAGCGTGGCGCTGATGTAACTAAGACTGCTTTGACTGACCAAGAAGTTACTTTGATTGTTGATATTGCTAACGCTTTCAAATTCATTGTTGACGATATTGAAACCAATATGTCACATGTTAACTTCCGCGATGTTGCTACCTCATCTGCTGCTTACGCTCTGCGTGATGCTTTTGATGCTGGTGTACTTGCTTCTATGTTTGCTGGTGTATCCTCTACTGCCCCAGACCATATTATTGGTGCTGATGCTGCTGCTGGTACTGCCGGTGTTAACGAAACCACAAGCTCTATCGATTTGATTGATGTTGCTGATCCTCTTGATGTAATGGCACGTATGGCTCGTCTTCTTGATGACCAGAACATTCCAGAAGAAGGTCGTTGGTTTGTAGCTTCACCTGCATTCTATGAAGCTCTTTCACAGTCTAGCTCTAAACTGCTGTCTGTTGACTACAATGCTGGTCAGGGTTCAATCCGTAATGGTTTGGTATCTTCTGGTAAGCTGCGTGGTTTTAACATGTACAAGACCAATAACATCGCTACACCTACGACAGCAACAGGTAAGTGTATGGCTGGTCACATGTCATCTACTGCAACCGCTCAAACGATTACAAGCACTGAAGTCATTCGTGACCCAAGCAGCTTTGGTGACATCGTTCGTGGTTTGCATGTTTATGGTTCTAAAGTACTGCGACCAGAAGCTCTGGTATCTGCTTTCTTTACCATTGACTAAATGAGTTTGGGGGTGTAAAAGCCCCCATTCTTTTTAAAAGGAAATTACAATGCCACAGATAGGTTCAGATAATAACCCAGTATACTTTAGAAAAACTTTTGCAGGTAAAGGTAGTACTTTCCGTAAGAATATGGATATTGCTAAGTACAAGGAAAACTTTGATAAGATTTTCAAGAAGTCTCCTGAACCTGATAGTGAGATTGAAACAGCTCGCGCTAAAAGCAAAACCTTTTCAATGGAGCAAGATTGATATGATGATGATGATGTTTGAAATGGTAACAGAACAAGAACAAGAAAAGAAAGTACCAGACGGTACTAAGAACTATTCTTCTATTAAAGAACTTGAGAATCGTTTTGATAACTCTCAAGAAAAACAATGTTCTAAGTATGCTAATGAGCAACGGATGAAAAGTTATGGCTACTAACTATCTTTCATTAACTAATGAGCTGATAAGGGAACTCAATGAAGTTCCTTTAACAGCTTCTTCTTTTGTAAATGCTAAAGGTATTCAGCAGCATATAAAAGATTCTGTTAATAAAGCTTATTTAGATATTGTTTTAGAAGAACCTAAATGGCCTTTTCTTTCTACAGCTCTTAGTGGAGCTACCAATCCTATGTATGGTAATGTAGTTGTAGATGCTGTTGTAGGTACACGTTGGTATCTTATTAAAGAAGATAGTTCTGATATTACTACTGACTATGGTGACATTGATTGGGAAAACTTCCTATTAACCACTGTAGGTGTTGATGGTGAAACGTCCCCTTATGTAGCAGATAATTTACGTTTTACAACGATTGAAGAATGGAAAGATTATTTTAGAATTGGTCAAAATAACGATGATGCAGATACTCAAAGTTACGGTACTCCTGATAGAGTTATTAAAAGCCCTGATAATCGTAAGTTTGGTTTAAGTCCTATTCCTGATAAAGCATATAAAATTTGGTTTTATGCTTATGTGTTACCTACGGCCTTAAGTGCTTATACTGATGAAGTAGTTTTTCCAGATTTATATGTTCCTGTTTTAATTAATAGGGCTAGATACTATGTACATCAATTTAAAGATAATCCACAAGCTGCTGCTTTTTCAAATGAAGATTATAAAAAAGGTCTTAAGAATATGAAGCTAAACTTA